AAGGCGCGAGATGGAGCCGAATCGCCGCTCCACGACTGAGTGTTCATGTCGAGGCCGTAAGCGTCCATACGGATTGAATTTGCGAACGCGGTGCTCGTTGATACGCTGCCGCCATCATTGAAACCGAAGAACACGCAGGGTATCTTCATCGCCGGATTGCTGTGCTGCCCCTTGATGTCCATAATCATGCCAGCATAGGTAGGCTTCGCGTTTATCCATGAAAAACCGGAGTGCAATGGCAGGATATTGAACTTGGGGTTCGTCGCCTTGAGTCCGGCGACTACGGTTGCCGGATTGAATCCGGAATTGTCGAACTGTAGAAAATAGCCCTCGGGAATGTACGCGGGGGAATTCAACATCGACGCACCCGCCGTGCTGGTGAGTTCCGAAATGACACAAGCCTCAGGGCTAGCGAATCCACGTGACTTCCAACTGCTGTACAGTGCAGGGTCGGCAAGCAACGTGAAGAGCATTTTGCGCTTCACGCATTCATTCATGATTTGTAACGTGGCTTGCTGATTGAGGGCTTTCTTGCTGCCCTGCCACGTCACGATCACGCCATCCACTCCGACCCACTGCATCAGATCGAACTTGGATGTAATTACGCTCGGAGTCGTGTAAGTGTAAGGGATGCCTTTGTGGTATCCACCATCACCCGCGAACGGAACCAAATGCGCAAGCAGCTTTCCTTGCCAATTCCAACCATTTGCCCAAAGAGCTTGTTTAAAATTCAGCATCGTAAACTCCTGAAAGATTAAAAAAGCCGCTCTAACGAATTAGAGCGGCTGTGGAAACTCTTCAAATTAGGTCGTGTAGAGCAGTGAGCGACCAGTCTTGTCGCCGCTGTTCAAGCCAGCATCCAAGAACTCGCCGTACACCGAACCAGCCACGTCGAAAATGTCAGTGACCGAAATGGTGGTATCTTCGGTGACCGCCGCCGTGTCCACGGTGAAGCTGGTGTTGTACGATTCCATCCAGCAGCCTTCGTAGACGGTTGCGATAGCGAATAGTCCGGGATTGCCAAGGTTGTTCAAGCCGCCCTCATTCGGAATGTCCGCGAGAATCGCGTTACCACGATTCGGGTCTTCCGAGGCAAGCTGCGAGAACACAATCTCGGTCTTGATGTCGAACGGCCAACGGTGATGCTTAAGCGAGCGAACTGCGCCGGAGACCCCAGCCTTGTAACCGAGAACCTGCATCAGGTTTGCCAGATAGAGGCAAGTACGCGTGATGTTCAGTGTTGTCGGCTGGGTAACACCGGGGACGAGTTCGGCGACTTGGTCACCGTAGCCAAGGCCACGCACCGCGTCGATAGTCTTCGACTCCGAAATACCAAAGGTCGAGGTCACGCCCAGCTTGACGAACTTGCCGATGTCAACTGCGTGCGTGAAAATCTTAAAACGAGAGGAAATCACCGTCTCGGTGTTCGGCGATGTTCCTTGACGATATACGTAGCCGCCTTGGGGCATTGTGTTTCTCCTAGCCTATGTAACTGGCTTCAAAATACGTACTGCGAAAACTCAGAACGCGAATTCATTAGCGGGGGCGATTGCCTCATCGTTTCACGCTTCGTAACGGGTAACGGCCCTAAGGTGGCGTTGCACGAACCCGGCGTTTGTTGCCCCCGCTAATCTTTACTCGGAGCTAGCTACGCTAAGACCGAAAAGCGAACTCTTCTTGTTCTTCGCTTTGATCTCAGCCGCTTCCTTCTCCGCTTCTTCCTGCATCAACTGTTTGTTCAGGGTCTTGACTGCTTCCCCGAACATGTCACCTGCACGGAAGATAGCCTCGACTGCTTCGCGCACTGGGCGAGAGTCATTAACTTCGCAGAGCGGCTTGGCTTCGAGGTACATCTTTTTCAAGTCGTTCCCAAGGGACTCAGCTTCTTTGACTGCCTTGCTGAGGCTCATATCGCCTGCAAGCTTCGAGGGCAGCACGGTCTCGGGACGCTTAATACCAGTGTTGTCGTCCTGCTTGGAGTGGGCTTCGCCAATCTCCGGCACAGAACCTTCTTCGACTTCCATGGTTTCCTGATTCTGGACGAACCATGCTCCACCGTTACCGGAGGCGATCTTCTCGACCTCCGTCAAAAACTTCACGGCAGCCGCCTTGAGAGCCGAAGAATTCTTTTCGTTGTGAATCTTCCAAGCCGTCGCGTACGCCTTATCCTTCTCGCCGGGGTACTCGCTCTTCAGCTTGTGCATCAGTTCTTCGCTGATTCCCGGAGGCGTAACTGCAACCTTGTCCTTGGCCGAGGCTGCTTTCGCAGGCTCGGCGGGTGCTGCTTCAACCGGACGGTTCTTCAGAATTTCTGCTAGACGCTCAACAGCGGATTGCACTGACTTGTTCTGCTCGAAGCCTTCAAGACCCGTGAGGTCTTTTACCAGCTTGGCGATGAAGTCAGAAGGGAGTTGTTCAAAAAGCGAATCAAGGGTGCCATCACCGACCGGAGCCGCTGCTGGAGCAGCCGGAGCCGCAGCAGGTGCCGCTGGAGCCGCAGCAGGTGCGGCAGCCGGGGCTGCTGCTTCTGCTTCCTTCTTCTCTTTCTTCTTTCCGCCGAGACGGTTCACTTCAATGCGGGACGGGGCTTTGGGCTCGCCCTTTTCGTCACGGTCAGTCACGAAGTTGTCGCTTCCTGCCGCAGCCGAAACCGGAACCTGTGCCGGAGCGGTCTGTTCAACTCTCGCGGGACGCGATGCCCGACGCCATTTAGCAATCATGTCAACCTCTTGTTTTACTTGCTGGGCGACCTGCGGGTTGACCGCGTCGTCCAGCATTCTGTCGTCCTTAATTCCGGACAGATGCTCGATAATCTGCTGCGCCTGCTGAATGCGCGGGTCATCCCCGCCCTCTTGCTGCCAAGCGTTGACGAGCGAATTCGCAATCTGAATCGCGTCCTGTAACGTCTGTATCGATACAAGGACGTTGGATTGTCTGCGGTTGTTCATCAATTTCGACCTCATTTCCTTGACTCCGTTTATATGGTTACGTCCGGAATACTCGGCAACAATGCTTGTGCGCGAAGAGCCTGCATGGCCTGACCGATGCGCGATGAAACACCCAGCCCAGCCAAAACATCCTGCCAAGCCTGTGCAGCTTCGCTCGGATTCGGTGTAATGCAATCGAGCGGGCCTTGCACGGGTGCTGGCATATTCGGATTGCTCGTGTTCGGGAGCGCAGTCATAAAGCGCACCGTCTGCGACGAAAGCTCCGTAGTAACCCCTACCCACATTTCTGTAGTGGGGAATTGAAAGGTGAAGGCACTATTGTTCGGGTCGGTGAACGTCCCGGCAATATTGACTTCTGGGTCGCCAAACGCCGCTATCTTGGCCTTATCCGTCGCATCGGTGTTATCACCAACGAACAACGCTTGCAGTTGCACGCTGATGACGCCGTTCGACTGACTAATCACGGTATGTACTCTCATTGTTCCGTCCTAAGCTGCTAAAGGGGGCATTAACTGCCCCCTTCGGATTACAGTGTGGTCTGCACCGTGAAGGTGACGCTCACGTAGAGCAAGCTGAAAATCGGCTTGAACGTGACCGTTACATCGACCTGTGTCGGGTCGGTCGGGTCTGGCACAACCGACAAGTTCTGGTAACCGCTGATGATCTGCTGGTCAACGAGCGACTTCAGGCGGGCATTGCAGACCGTCGTGATGTCGGTAACCAAGCTAGAAATCAGCTTGCGACCAATGAACTGCTTGAGGTCGCCACGGAATTGCTGGGCCACGTAGTCGGCGATGGTGACCGAGGTCGGCTCGCTGGTGAGCGGGTTCGACGGGTCAGTCGTCTTGTAGTGGCGAATCTGGAGCGCACCGTTGTTATCGAGCAGCAGAGTCAAACCGTCCGAAGCCATGAAGTCCATGGTCGGGTCGTCGAACTTGACCAGCAGGCGGCTGAAGCCAACCAAGTTCTGGTTGGTCAGCGAGGTCGCTACGTCGTTTGCGGGATTGCAGTTCAAGCCAGCCATCGCTGCTGCCATGAACTCGCCGCTCACTGCGTATTCGACGCTCACACCCGTCTGTGTATCGGTAATCAGAATTCCCGCCGCAGGACTGCCGATGGCGATGACACGCTTGTTAGCGAGTGCACGCGCATTGGCACGCATCTGGGCTGGAGTTGCGAACTGGTTGTAGCCGACGAAGCCGATGGCCTCACCCTTCTGACGGATACCAGCCTGCGTCGTCAACTGACGGCTCAAGAACTGGTGCACCGTGGGTGAAGTGCTCAGCGGGACGATCACATCAGCCTTGCGGGTGAAGCCCGGAAGCTGCACTGCGAGGCTCTGGATGGCGGCGATGTAGTCGTTGTCGGAGGCGATGTTCTGTCCTGCCTGCTTCTTGACCTGAATCGCGCCGAAGGTCTGCACACCGTTCTGGCTCATCAACTGGATACCCAGCGAGAGACGGTTGACGGTGCTCGGCTGACCGTAAGCTGCGTACGCGTCGGTAGGACGGGTGTACAGCTTGATTGCGTAATCAGCGGCGGTCTTGTCCACCGTGAAGGTGACGTAGTAGAACTCGCCGATGTTCGGGTTGTTGCCGGAGTACTTCTCCGTGCTCACGATAACCGTGTCACCAGTTGTCGAACCGAAGTTCGAGACGACCTTGCTCTTAAGGCCCGGAATGGCAACTTGGTTGTTCGCTTCGCAAGGCGAGACGCCGGGGTTTCCGGTGTGACGCACTGCGCTCTTGCTGACCACGAACTGAAGCGTGTCACCGACCGCGTAAGCGTAGCTCGGAGACAGAATCGGCACGCCGTACGACGCATGGTCGCTCGGGTTGACGATGGTCACGCGGAAGCCAGTCTTCGCGTCGATGTAAGTCTGGTCGAGGTAGCCGATACCGGACGAACCGTTCGCCTGATTGGAACTCACGGTGTAGCTGTGAGTCACAGGCGTGGTGATTGCATCCGCACCGCTGGCAAGCGAAGTTGCCGCGACCGAAGCATTGATCTGGTTCGTGGTCGTGCCGCTGGCGATGCAGGTGATCTTGCCTCCACTCTTGGTCGGAGCAGATGGGAAGTACGAGGCCACCTGTGCGCCCGTGTGCACCGTGCCATCCCAGTTGGAGTAGATGGTGACAAGGTCACCATTGACGACCACCGGAATCGCATTGGTATCGGTCGCATTGATTGCAACCTTGACATTGTTACCGATGGCACCGCCGATACTCGCGGTGAAGGTCAATATTGCTGAGTTCACCGTAATCGCCACAGTCGCCTGTACCGCAGGAGTCGTGCTGCCTGCGCCATCGTTGCGGAAAGTCAACGTGATGGTCTCATCGATTGCGCCAGCCGGAGCCTGCGCATCGGAGAAGCCGAACGGGAAGACGATTCCGCTGGTCGCGAAACCCGCATCAGCTACGGTGTTGGTGCCCTGTGTGACCACGGGCAGGACATTGCCGAGTTCGTCAGCGATGTTGTAGGTTCCCAATCCAGCAAAGCCGGGGTTGACAACCTTCACCGTGTATTGGTGGTTGTTCAGCGTATTGCGCCAGTAGGTTGCGAACACCTTCTGTCCAGCCTGTGGCGGGTTGAAGAGTGTCACCTGCTGAGCTTTTCCGTTGAGCGAAGCCACACCTGCGGTGCCGCCCGTGAGCGGGCCGTTGATGAAGGCTTCGAGTGCGTCAGAACCGACGTACACCTTCACCAAAGAGGGGTCATCCGTAATCTTGCCTACGCCACTGCCATCGGTCGGAGCCTCAGCCAGCGTGAAGACTACGTTCTTACCATCAACCGCACCTGTCAGCGGACGCAGGTAAACCAGTTCGTCCACCAGAGTTTCGAGCACTTCAGCCGGAGTGAAGTTCGCCGACTCGCCAGCGGCGGATACGCCGATGGCTTCAGTGAC